AATATTAACTAAGAAATTATATGACAGAAATAATTGGAAGAAATTTAGAAGTTGGGGTATCCGTAGAAAACGTAAGGGGTACTTCACCAGCCGCAGCAGAAAAGTGGTTGAAATTAATTACAGCCGATCTAAAGTCTATGGTAGAACATGCACAAGACGGCAGTTCGCACAACAATTTGGCAGATAGCGACCAAAGACGTGTGACTAAGAAGTGGTTTCAAGGAAGCATTGATGGCATCATGCACTATGACGCTATTGGTTATTTTCTATACAACTTGTATGGAATAGTGAGTAGTAGTGAAGTGGGCGCTAGTGTTTATGATCACAGCTTTAGTTTAGAGAACGCTATACAACACACAGCTCTATCTCTTTATGTGAAAGATGGAAGTGTAAACCAAGTTGCCTTAGCAAATGGCATGGTAGGTACATTGGATTTAAGTTTCGCAACCGATGACTACTTAAAAGCAGTTATTGATTTAATGGCAGCATCAGAGGGATCTAATTCAGATACGCCTAGTTACGACACTGAATACGATGCTATCGGTAAAGACATAGTCGTTAAAATATCAGATACAGAGGGCGGCCTATCAGGTGCTGCTGCCACTAAAGTTAAATCAGGTAATATTAAGTTTGATGCCGGTTTAATAAATGATTTCGTATTGGGTAGTTATAACCCTGATGACATCTATAACGCTAAAATGGCCATTGAGGGCAGTTTAGAGTTAAATTACGCCGATGATACCTTTAAGGACTTGTTTGAGAGTGATGACGCTAAATACATGTCAATTACGATAACTGGCAGTCAAGACATTGGTACTATATACAATCCGACCATTACCATTATATTGAACAAAGTACAGATTACAGGTTGGGATAGATCGGGAGCAAATGATGACCTGGTTACAGAAACAATAGACTTTAAGGCTTTCTACAACGAAACTGATGGAGAGCAAAGTACATTAGTTTTAAGAAATCTAACAGAGGAATACTCCACAGCACCTAGCGCTTAAATTATATATATCCCTCGTTCTTTTGGGCGAGGGTTTAGATAATAAATATTAACTATACAATCATGGAAAGACCATTAAAAGAATTAAAACTGCCTTTATCAAAGGCAACACTACAAGTAGTTGAATATGTGACTAGGAGAGATATGTTAGAGCTAGTAAATGCTAGTGATGAAGAAAAGGATAAAGTAACATACGGATTAATAATCAAGAAGTTTAACGAAGAAGTTGATCCAGCTAAGATATATGAAGCCATACTAGACGTACCGTTCAAAGATTTTGCTATTGTTGACGATTACGCAGTTGCATTGTTACCGGGTGCAGAAGAAAAAAAAGATTAGACGATTTGTATTTTAAGGCCTTTATGGGTAAGGAAGTCGCCTTGACAGAGAAAATGCAGATCGTTGAAATATGCGAGTCAATGAATTGGACTTACCACGAATACATGGAACAACCAGCTTGGTTTATAAATACTTTACAATCCAGGTCGGCTAACGAAAATAAAGCTAATAGCTTAAAGAACAGAAAACATGGCAGACACTAGAACGCTACAAATATTACTAAAGTTAAAAGACGGTGCGTCACAACAGTTGTCTAAGTTTGGTTCTACTCTACAAAAGAATAAAAAGAGTTTTAATACTATGGCCACCGCAGGAGCAATAGGGTTTGCTGCGGTTGGACTTGGAGCTAGAAAAGCTATTAATAGTGCTAGTGATTTAGGCGAAAGTATAAACGCTGTTAACGTTGTTTTTGGTGAAGCATCAAAAGGAATACTAGAACTAGGAGAAGCAGCAGCACATACGGTTGGTTTGTCAATGAGAGATTTTAATAGTCTATCTGTTCAATTTAGTAATTTCGCCTTAACTGTAGCTGGTAAAGGTGGTGACGTTGTGCAAACTATGGCGGATTTAACTGGCAGAGCAGCAGATTTTGCATCAGTTATGAATATAGACGTAGCCCAGGCGGCTACGTTGTTTCAGTCGGGGCTTGCTGGGTCAACAGAGCCATTAAGAAGATATGGTATTGATCTATCAGCAGCCGCAGTTACGGCCCATGCACTAGCAGAGGGTATCGGTACTGTTGGAACTGAATTGTCAGAAGCAGAAAAGGTACAAGCTAGATATTCATTGTTAATGAAAAGTACATCTAAAACACAGGATGACTTTGCGAATACAAGTGATAGCATGGCTAATGCGCAGAGAATTATGGCCGCCGAAGTAGAGAATCTATCAGCCGCTATGGGTGACAGCTTAAAGCCTATCATAGAGGGAATACAAGCATCTTTATTACCGATAGTAACTAAAGTTGGTGAGTGGATAAAATTAAATCCCCAGCTAACAAAAACATTATTTATGGCAGCCGGTGCGGTTAGTGGAATAACACTAGCTGTTGGTTTGTTTGGTAAGGCATTGATATGGCTAAATGCAAACCCCATAATGGCATCTATATCTGCTATAGCAATACTTGTTACAGCTATTTCTGTATTAGTGGGAAAAATAAGACAAGCTAGAGGTGTAGCTGATGAAATGGGAGAGTCGGTTGATTCAACTGCAGATGATTTTATAAATGCGGCGATCAGTGCGGCTAGTTTTGAAGAAGCTGGTGTTGCTGCTATGACTGGAGTTGGAAGTAGTGCAAAGGACACAAAGAAAGAAATGGAAGATGTGTTAAAAGTAATTCAAGATCTAGGAAAGGAAATAGGTAATATTGAAGCAGAGAGAAATAGAAAGTTTATTAGCTTTAGAGAGCAAGAAGCTAAAGCAGTGGTTGATCAACAGGAACGTATAAAAGATCTAACCATAGAATTAAACGCTGAACTCGCTAAGGCTAACAAAGATAAAGACCAAAATACAATAAATAGTTTAAGGGATACTATCAAAAAAGAAGAAGCGGCGCTTAGATCTAAGAATCAAATAGTTGAATCGCTTGGAACTGAGATTACTAGAATAAATAATTTTAATAGATTGACTGAATTTGAGCAGACAATTTCTTTAATACAGAAAGAGAAGTTAGAGTTTATAAAACAATCGCAGGACAAACAAAAGGCAACAGAAGATGAAATAGCGATGCAGGAAGTTAAAAAGAACGAGCTACTTAAAAAGGAAAAAGAGATAACTGTTGGTATAAAATCAGAGTTAGACGGCAGAGATAACGCTGTTGCAGTTAGTGTTAATAGTCAAATTGGTGAAATGAATAAACTTATCATAAAGGTTAATGAAGTTAATTCTGCTATGAATAGCGCCAGGATAAACGTTAGTAGTGGTTTGCCAACATCAAACATAAGGGTTATGTCACCACAAGCGAGTAACAACGTAACAGTTAATGTTACTGGAAACAATATAAATAGCGATCAAGACCTAGAGATTGTTGGTAATAGAATTATGGATAGCCTACGTTTGAATACTAAATTATCTTTTTAGAGTATGATTTCTTTAACAATAAATACAGTTGAAAAGAGAGATGAGGTTATAAGAGAGAGTCTTGTAATAACTCAACAGTTAACGAATTTAGTTGACTCTGCAACGTTCAGTATAAGAAAGTATGGGAGCAGAAGCACGACACCAGCTTTCAACGATGACGTAATTATAAAAGATACAGCAGGAACTACAGTGTTTGCTGGTAAAATTATAAAGGTTACTGAAAGCGCAGAGAGTGGTGGTGGTGGCGTTTTGTATAGTGTCCAATGTGTTGATCACACATGGGAGATGGATAAATTACTGGTTAGTAAGACTTATGAGGGAGATACGATTGAGGAAATTATAGATGATATTATATCTACTTATGCGAGTGGATTTACTACAGTTAATGTAAGTTCCGGGTTTACTATAGATAAGATAGTGTTCAATCAAGTAAGTATAAGCAGCGCATTGAAAAGGTTGGCAAATATCATTGGGTATGACTGGTATGTAGATTATGACAAAGATGTTCATTTTTTTGCAAAGAGTACGGAGAGTAGTCCATTTAATTTAACGGATAATAGTAAGAATTATATATACAAGAGCTTGAAATTAATAGGAGATGGCAGCCAAGTTATTAACAAAGTAAAGGTTCGTGGTGGAGAATATGATGGTGATACATTTACAGATGACATAACAGTAAACGGTAACGACACGAAGTCATTTAACGTTCCGTATAGATTTAGTTCATTTACTGTACAACTTGACACTGGTGGCGGATTTGCAGCTCAAACAGTTGGTATAGATAATATAGATGACTTTAGTAGTTACGATGTACTTTATAACTATCAAGAAAAAACATTTAGATTTGAAACCGCCTTGACGGATGCAGATGTGGTTAGATTTAGTGGTAGTCCAAAAGTTCCCGTGTTGGCAGTAGGGCAGGATAGTGCCAGTATAGTTTTATATGGAACGATTGAAAAAATAATAAGAGATGACAGTATTGAGGATTTAGATGTTGCTAGAAAAAGGGCAGCCGCCGAATTACTTACCTATGCTAGTGAAGCTATAGACGGTGAGTTTGACACTTATGATATTGGATTGAGAGCTGGGCAAACAATAAACGTAAACAGTACACTAAAAGGTAAGAACGTTGACTTGATTATACAGACGCTAATACTAAGGATGCACGATCATGACAATTTCATTTATATAACCAGACTGATAAGTACAAAACGTTACGATTTCATATCACTGTTACAGAAGTTCCTAGAGCCTGATCCTAAACAAGCGGATGAGAATGAAGTATCGGAAGCGATATTTGCAATAGATGAAGAAGTGGTTATTACAGAAAATATAGAAGTTGTTACCCCGGAAGCAGACAATGCTACGGTTACAATAACTACAGATGAGCAGAATGATCCATTAGGAGCTGGTATAGAGCCAACATGGGTATTGGGAGAGTACTTTCCGACTAGCATTACAGATACTAAACGTCAAGGTAAATTAGATAGATCAATGAAACTTTATTAATATAAATATATGATAGAAAAAAAAGAAGTAAAAATAAGACAAAATATATTCGCTTTTAACTTAGCGGAAGATATTAAAGAGAATGACTTATCATTTAGAATGGTACGTATTTTGGCTCGTAAATATATACATAAGTACGACTTGATACAAGATGCCTTATATAAGCATTTGGTGCAAACAGGAGCCATTTTGGGCGTTCAGGCGAAGCACAACCTAGTACCTACAGTTGGTAGGAATGTATTAGCTAGACTTTTAGCTGGTGACGCTACTTACACAGGAGAGGTTACTCATGGCGCTTTAGGTAGTGCGGCCACTCCAGCATTTACAAATGCCAGTGCAACACTAACAACAGAAACTTATAGAAAGGCAGTTAGTAGTGCTAGTTATTCTGACAACATTGTATATATAGATTTATATATAGCATCCGGGGATGTAGCGGATGATACATACGAGGAATTTGGATACTTCATAGATGGTACTGGTGCAGCAGATAGTGGTCAGGCTTGGAGCTTATTAAAGACAGGTGGTTGGGTAAAAAGTGGTAGCCTGTTTGTGTCAGGGCAGTATACGATAACATAACCCCTATTGACAGCCTATTCTTTTAGATATACAATATAGATATAATTATTAAAATATCTATATGATAAAACAATGTGAATGGTGTAAAAAAGAGTTTAGCATTAGACCAGCTATAATAAAAAGAGGTCAGGGCAAGTATTGTTCAAAAAAGTGTTATGGTAGTGCTAATAAAACAAGCGTAATTGTAGAGTGTAGTGTATGTAAGAAAAAGTTTGAGATTGAACAAAGAAGATTAAAACTTGGTGGTAAGTATTGTTCAAGAAAATGTATGGGCATAGCAAATCTTGGTAAGCCTAGTGGAATGACTGGTAAAAAACAATCGGAATATCAAAAACAAAAAGCAAGAGAAATTATGCTAGGCAACCAATATTCTAAAGGGAATAAACCCAACTCAACATCTTTCAAAAAAGGACACAAGACTTGGAATAAAGGAATACCATTTTCAAAAGAGGTTAGAGCTAAGATGAGTGCCAGTAAACAGAATGGGAAAAATGCTAGATGGAAAGGAGATAAAGCAAAATACGGGACTATACATGATTGGGTTAGAACTAGAAAGGGTAGAGCTAGAGAGCATTTATGTGAGATATGTAACAAAAAACAGGCTATGGATTGGTCAAATAAAGACCATAAATATAAAAGAGATTTGAATGACTGGCAGTCGCTATGCCGCAAATGTCATTATAAATATGATAAAGATAATAAATTAAAATAATTAGTGGACAATATACATTAACTTAAAAATATATGAGTGATACAGCAAGACCAAAAACAGCCGGTGACTTACTAACGGCAAACGAAATAAATCAAGACTTACCAATTTTAGGAGTAGCCGGTGAAACTATTAATGGTGCTACTTTGCCAGTAGCAGTGCTTAGTGGTTCTGATATATATACAAACTCAGAAAAGATAACCCAAACATCACAGAATGGAAGTGAATCACTTTATGGTGCTAATTGGAAAGCACAAACGTTTTTAACAGACGCAGACACGAATAGAATAACTAGCATTACTTTATATTTGAAAAAAACACTTGCACCAACTGGTAATTTTGAAATAGAATTATTTGCAGTCGATGGAAGCAATAAGCCGACTGGAAGCGCATTAGGTAATGTAACTAAAACTTGTGCATCTATAACAACCTCGTATGTTTTATATAATTTTGAATTTTCTAGCCCAGTAGCAGTTGACCCATCTACCACTTATGCTTTTGTTATAAAAGCCACGAGTGGTGATGCTAGTAATTTTGTTCAATATTATAGAACAAACGCTACTGTATATGCCGATGGTGGACTAACGATAAGTGCTGATAGTGGTGCGAGTTGGGGATCAGTATCAGCAACTACAGATTTATACTTTAAGCTCTTTGGTGGTTTTTTGTTAACCGATGGAAGATTTTATGCTTGTGAAGCCGATAATATTGATAAATTAGACTTTATAGGTTTTGTGATAGATGATGTAGTTGCTGGTGATTCAACTTTATTTCAGAAAAATGGAGTGGTTAGTGGTTTTACAGGACTGTCCATTGGTTATAAATATTATATTCAAGATGATAAAACAATCGGAACAACACCCGGAACGTATGTAGTCCTCGTGGGATTTGCTATAAGTTCTACAGAGATTTTAATCTATATCTTTAATGACAAGGATACTCAATTCAAAGCTGGTGAGCTAGTATTCTCTGAGCAAAATGACAATGCCTCGCCAGCCAATACTACAATTGATAATTTACAATTATGGAAAGACATTGTGGTTGGTAAGGGCGGAACGTTTAGGATAAAGTTTTCTCAAAATGCTGGCAGTGGAAGTGTCTGGGGTAAAATTTACAGAAATGGAGTAGCAGTCGGAACGCTACGTTCTGGTAGCGGTACATTTGAAGAAGATATAAGTGGTTGGAACGCCGGAGACGCTATTGAACTATATGCCGGTATGACTATTATTAGTGGTACAACACCAACTCAGTCAACGTTTCAAGCAAAAGTTAGTCAGGTAGAAACTGCTGTTGCAACTAGACATTAAAATATAAATAATTAAAATATAAATATGACAAAGACAGTAAAATCAAGACACTATAC